TCACAAAGATCCTAACACTGCTAATATATCCTCTCCTTTTTATGGTGAAGCTAAGACAGCAGTTGATGAAGTAAAGAAACAATTTGATGTGCATCTACGTTCTTGTTGGACAGTTCCTTCTGACTCTTGGTTAGTTGGTACAGACGCAGACGGTATCCAGTTACGTGTGTTAGCTGACTATCTCTGGAGACACTTTGAAGCAGATCAGTACGCACAAGCCATCATGAAGGGAAAGAAAGAAGACGAGACAGACATACACAACGTCAACAAAAAAGCTTTGGATGTACCTAACGGTACGAGGGATATGGCTAAGACTTTTATCTACGCTTGGTTATTGGGTGCAGGTGTAGCAAAGACTGGTCAGATACTAAAAGTAAACATGAAGGAAGCACAGGCTGCACGTACTCGTTTCGAGATGAGCATTGATGGTTTGTATAACTTGAAGAACCAACTCGTGCCTTACATAGCAGAGCAAGGATACTTTACTGGGTACGATGGACGTAGAGTTCCAGTACCCAACGCACACAAAACACTGGCAGGGATATTGCAGAACGGTGAGGCTTGCTTGATGAAGCACAGTCTACTCAAGTGGCACAGTAGAGCTAGACAGGAAGGGATAAAGTTTAAGATGGTTGGATTCATCCACGATGAATACCAAGTAGAAGTAACAGGAACAGAGGAGGAAGCTAAAAGGTTAGGACAGATACAAGCAGACTGTATGTTAGAAACTGGTCAGGAGTTAGGATTTAAGATACCTACTCCAGGATCGTATGATATAGGAAAAAACTGGGCTGAAACCCATTGACAATTACAATATAAACATTTAAATACAAAAACAGTAAAAGAAAAGGAGGCAATATGCCATCAACACAAATTGATATTAAAGGTACACTCGACTGGGCAAAAGTATTTGAGTCCAACAGAGATCATAACGAGTGGAACGAAGATAAAGACGGTGAGTACAAAGTTACTGTGACCACCGACAAGAAGACAGCAGATGCTTTGAAGAAAGCAGGGTGTCAAAAGAAGATAGAGGAAGTAGATGGCGGTCATAGAATAACCGTTGTACGTCCTCACGTTGGTTCACAAGACTGGATGGGCGGTGCTCCAGTAGTTGCTGACAAGTCAGGTAAAGAATGGAACTTCGATGAGAAGGGCTTTATCGGAAACGGAAGTAAAGGTATTGTGAAAGTTGAAATATATCCTACTGCGGTTGGTTCAGGAACACGCCTAGTAGGACTTCAGGTTCTCGATCATGTGGTCTATGATAGCGAGGGTGTCTCCTCCCAGTCAGCCTCTGAAATGTTCTCAGACCACACTAAGAGTTCTAGTGGTAAGTCTTCCTCCCAAAAAGAACCACAGGACTCTATCCCCTTCTAGGTTTTCGTTCCTTTTTACCCTAGAAGACTAAGCCCCCATCTTTTTCGTTCATTTTTAGATGGGGGCTATTTTATAACAGAGAGAGATACATGGACTACAAAAAAGAAATCATAACAGATATGTCTAACCAAGAGTATCACTCTAGGGATGGTATATCCTCAAGTGCTGTAAAAGCAGTCTACAAAAAATCACTGGCACACTGGAAGGGTGAGAAGCGTAACTCTAACAACGCAGCCTTTGCTATGGGTAGTGCGGTACACGCTAATCTACTAGAGAAAGAACGTAACCTAGTAGTCAAAGGACCAAAGACTAAATCCAGTGCAGCATTTAAAGAAATGCAAGCCAACCTTGATGAAGATCAAATCTTACTTACTGAGGTAGAGTTTAACGTAGCCAACTGTATAACTAGGGGTGCTCTAAACAACCCTGTATGTGCCTCCCATTTAAACCATCCTAACAGATTAAACGAGATCAGTATCTTTGTAGAAGATCCTATCTCAGGACTAACTTTAAAAACTAGACCAGACTTACTGATAGAAGAAGAGAACACAGTCTTTGACGTAAAGACAACACAGGATGCTAGTCCAAGAGGTTTCTTAAAAGAGTGCCTGAAGTATGGCTATCTATTACAGGGTGCTCACTACGTTTACACATGTAAGTTAGCAGGTTATGACGTAGATAAATTTTCTTTTATAGCCTGTGAAAAGACTGCACCCTTTCTTTCACACGTGCATGTAATGGGTCAAGACATCATGCACTGGGGCATGAAACAGCTACACAAAACTTTAGCTGTGATTGCAAAGGCAGAAAAAGATTCTGACTACAGCACAGGTTGGGGAGACTGCACCGTTATTCAAAAACCTGATTGGTTGTGATCTAACATGAGCACTAGAGCCAGAGCTTTGAGAGCAGGGTATCGTTCTGGTTTTGAGGATGATACAGCTAAGTATCTAAAAGAAAAAGGTATCAACTTCACCTACGAGAAAGAACGTATAGAGTGGTTAGATGTTAGGACTCGACACTACACACCTGACTTTATTCTAGAGAATGGTATTGTAATAGAAACCAAAGGACGTTTTGTGTCTAACGACAGACGTAAGCACGTAGAGATAAAGAAACAATACCCTGAGTTAGACTTGAGGTTTGTTTTTCAGAATAGCAGAGCCAAGTTATACAAGGGTGCTAAGTCTTCCTACGGTGACTGGTGTAAACGTCATGGATTTAAGTATGCTGAAAAGGTAATACCCGATGAGTGGCTTGAAGAATAATCTTGACGGAATTAATTTAATTCTTATAACTTGGAGGTTCCTGTGTTGTTTGAGATAACAATGCTACTTGATTTAGATCCTGATGCTAACTTCATAGCTGCAGATAAAGATGGTGCAAAGATAGGACTTGAACAGGCTGTATCTTATGCGGTGTACGATATTGATGATGTTGAAATAGTAGAAATAGATGTAAAGGAAAAATAAATGTTAACAAGACAAGACTTGGAAGACATGGGATACTTTGAAGCTTTTGAACAAAAAAAACCAATACACTTAGATGATTATGCTGAGTGGGTTGAGAACAAAATTGTAACCACTGGTGACAAAAGAATGTTAGAAAACACTATGGGATTTATTGGGGAGACTGGTGAGTTCTTTGAGAAGATAAAGAAACACGTAAGAGATAATACACCACTGGACAAGGATAGTGTTACACTAGAAGCAGGTGACATAATTTTTTATTTTGTTGCTTTGTTAAACGTACTAGATATAAAAGTAGAAGATGTTCTAAGAAAAAATATGGAAAAGCTAGATAGCAGAGAGAAGCGTAATAAAATAAAAGGATCGGGAGACTACAGATGAACAACTATTTACCAACAGACTATCAATCATTTATTCACACATCAAGGTATGCTAAGTACTTCGATGGTAAAGGTAGAGAATCCTGGTCTGAGACAGTAGACCGATACATGGGTAATGTTGTGGGTTACGACATTGATCACAAAGTTTACAACGAAATAAGAGAAGCTATCCTTGGACTAGAGATTATGCCTAGCATGAGAGCTATGATGACAGCAGGTATAGCTTTAGAGAGAGATAACACTGCAGGATATAACTGTAGCTACTTACCTGTAGATGATCCAAAGTCCTTCGATGAGGCTATGTTCATCTTGCTTTGTGGTACTGGTGTTGGTTTCAGTGTTGAGAGACAATTCATTAGCAATCTTCCCGAAATTCCTGAACTCTTCCAAAGTGATACTACCATTGTGGTAAAGGACAGCAAGGAGGGGTGGGCTAAAGCGTTCAGACAACTACTGGCACTCCTATGGGCAGGTGAGATTCCATTATGGGATATAAGTAGGGTTAGACCTGCAGGTGCAAGGCTCAAAACATTTGGTGGTAGAGCCTCTGGTCCTGCTCCTCTTGTAGATCTATTTAACTTTTCAGTTAAAATGTTTAAAGAAGCAGAGGGGCGTAAGTTATCCTCAATAGAGTGTCACGATCTAATGTGTAAGATCGGAGAGATAGTAGTTGTGGGTGGTGTTAGACGCAGTGCTATGATCTCTTTGTCTAACCTCAGTGATGATCGTATGCGTCACGCTAAGTCTGGTAACTGGTGGGATAACGAACCCCAACGTGCCTTGGCTAACAACAGTGTGTCATACACAGAGAAACCAGATAGTCTGTCCTTCATGCGTGAGTGGATGGCACTAGTAGAATCAGGGAGTGGTGAACGTGGTATCTTTAACAGGGAAGCATCTAAAAAACAGGCTGCAAAAAATGGCAGACGTGATTCGGACTACGACTTTGGAACTAATCCATGCAGTGAAATTATTCTTAGACCGTATCAGTTCTGTAATCTTACGGAAGTTGTGGTACGAGCCACAGATACGGTGGATGATCTGGCTAGAAAAGTCAGACTCGCCACAATACTTGGGACAATCCAAAGCACGTACACGAAATTTCCATACTTGCGAAAAGTGTGGACAACGAATACTGAAGAAGAACGTTTGTTGGGTGTGTCACTAACTGGTATTATGGACAACCCTTTAATGACTATAAAAAATAAAGGACTGGATAAAACCCTTGAGAACCTACGTAACGTTGCTGTTGTTACTAATGCTGAGTGGTCTGATCGCCTTGGTATTCCACAGTCAGCAGCTATCACCTGTGTCAAACCATCAGGCACAGTCTCACAGTTGGTTGACTCTGCCTCTGGAATCCATGCACGTCATTCACCTTATTACGTTAGAACCGTTAGAGGAGATAACAAAGATCCTCTTACCACCTTCATGAAGGATCAGGGTATTCCCAGTGAGCCTGATGTGTTTAAACCAGATCAAACAACAGTGTTCTCGTTTCCTGTAAAGGCTCCTAACAAGGCTGTAGTTACATCTGACTTGTCTGCTGTTGATCAACTTAAAATGTGGTTGATGTATCAGAGGCACTGGTCAGAGCATAAACCTAGTGTGACAATCAACGTCAAGAAGGATGAGTGGTTTGAAGTTGGAACATTTGTGTATGAACACTTCGATGAAATGAGTGGTGTATCTTTCCTACCTTACAATGAACACACCTATCAACAAGCCCCTTATCAAGAGATAGATAAAGAAGAATACAAGAACATTCTATCCACTATGCCAAAAACTATTGACTGGTCTAGACTTAGCGAGTATGAAAAAGAGGACACTACTACGTCAAGTCAAACAATGGCTTGTACTGGTGATGTCTGCGAGGTAGTAGATATAGGAGCATAATATGAAACCTTACGTTAGACCATTTCAAAAAGATGTTTATGATGAGGTTGACACACCATCTAAACAAGCCCTTATAAAAATTCTATTAGCTGAAGGTCATGAGATAGTTTCATCTAAAGAAGATTACTACGCTGATGTAGTTTCTCAAAAAGGTGGAGTTACTTATTATCATGAGGCAGAACGTAAAGCACAGTGGGGTCAAGACTATCTAAAGAATAAAAACTATGATGTTCTTCCTGATAGTGGTTGGCCTCCCTCCTGGGAAGAAGTTAGAATACCAGGAAGAAAGAAAAGACTAATAAATAAGTACAAAGATCAAATAGAAAATCTTTTCTTTTACGTGTTTAACTTTGAATATGATAAGGCTTGGAAGATTAAAGCAACTCAAATGACTGATGATGTTAATCACAGACCAGACTTTGCAAGAGTACACAAGTCTGAAACGTTCTATCACATTCCTTACAAAGAAGCAGAGTTAGTAACAATATGAAATGCAAAGACTGCGGTTTTCTTCTTGATGATGATGGTCACTGCGGAGAGTGTAACAGATATAGTATTTC